ATTAATGGAAGTTTAAATGTAAATACCGATATTTTTATTAATAATACTAATATCAGCAATATTATTGATAATAAAATTACAAATAATTCAAATATTCTTGTCAATTATTCAAGTTTAATTAATAAACCATTATTATCTACAGTTGCACTAAGTGGCAGTTATACAGATCTAATAGATAAACCTGCAACAATGGAAGGAACAAGTAATTTTAATGATCTAATTAATAAACCTTGGATCAATAATAACAATAATATTTATAATACAAATATCGGAAATGTTGGCATTGGAACAACTAATCCTCAATATAAACTTGATATCAATGGTTCTTTAAATACAAATAATGAAATTTATGTTAAAAATGTTAATATTAGTAATATTATTGATGCAAAAATAAGCAATACTAGCAATATTATTGTAAATTATAATAATTTAATCAATAAACCATCTTTATCATTGGTTGCTACTACGGGCAATTATGATGATTTAAGCAATAAACCATCATTGGCAACAGTAGCAATCAGTGGTAATTACAATGATTTAAATAATAAAACTTGGATAAATATTAATAATAATATTTATAATTCAAATAGTGGATTTGTTGGTATAGGAACAACTAACCCACAATATAAATTAGATATCAATGGTTCTTTAAATACAAATAATGAAATTTATGTAAAAAACATAAATATTAGTAATGTAATTGATAACAAAATTTTAAATGCATCAAATAATTTAAATACAAAAATAAATGCAATTACAACAGATACATTGCCAACTGGAACTAATAATCGATTTATTATAAACGATATATATAATCGCAATATAACATTTACACAAACATTAACTTCATCTAATATCATCACAAGTAATTTAAGTGTTATCGGAGATACAACAACATTAAATACAACCGTTTATCAAACGGAACAATTACAAATAGTGAATGATACGACAGCAACACCAATTATAATTAAACAATTGAATACAAATTATAATGTTGCTGAATTTTATAATAATACACAATTAACATTTCTAATCAATTCAAATGGTAATATTGGTATCAATAATATTAATCCTCAATATAAATTAGATATTAATGGTTCTTTAAATACAAATAATGAGATTTATGTTAAAAATATAAATATTAGCAATGTTATTGATGGCAAGATATTAATAACTTCTAATCAACTTGTGAATTATAATAATTTAATCAATAAGCCATCATTTGCAACAGTTGCTACAACAGGAAATTATAATGATTTAATAAATAAACCTTGGAATATTTATGCGAATGATATTAGTAATACAAATAGCGGTTTTATTGGAATAGGAACAACTAATCCTCAATATAAATTAGATATTAATGGTTCTTTAAATACAAATAGTGAAATCTATATTAATAATACGAATGTAAGCAATATTATTGATAATAAAATAGTAATAACTTCAAATATTCTTATTAATTATTGCAATTTAATTAATAGACCAACTTTAGCAACAGTTGCAACATCCGGCGATTACAATGATTTAATAAATAAACCCGCGGGTAGTATAGGAGGTGGCGGTGTTTCAGATTATAACGATTTAACAAATAAAACTTGGATTAATTTAGGAAGTAATATTTATAATTCAAATAGTTTTAATGTAGGTATTGGCAAAACAAATCCTCAATATAAATTGGACATAAATGGTGATGTTAATATTAATGGATCGCTGAGAATGAATAATTCGATTATTCCATTTTCAACGTATTCTAATACAAATATTATAGCAAGTAATGCAAGTTTTGGTTATAGTAATTCAAGTCATGGTTATTATATGTTTTTAACTAATGGCAGCATTAGATTTCCGCAAAATACAAATTGTGATTTATTAGTAGTTGGCGCAGGCGGGAATGGTGGCGGTGGTTTTAATTCAGGCGGAGGTGGTGCCGGAGAAGTTATTTATTATCCAAATTATATATTTTCAAATAATGTAAATTATAATATTCAAGTTGGCAATGTTAATATTTATAATAATAATAATAGTAAAATATCTAAAATAACAAGTAATAATATTGATATTATAAATGCATTAGGTGGAGGAGATGGATCAAGTTTTTTAGGATTATTTACAAATACTACATCTAATATAATAATTAATAACAATTTTATTGCTGCATATAATTATACATGCAATTTATCATCAATTATAAGTCCAAATAATTATAATATTACGTTTGCAGATGGTGCAATTACTTTTTCGGGATTAACCCCTGATAATAGTTATCCTATTTTAAAAGATGCGAATGGTAATAACATTAATCCTACTGCTTGGTATAGATTCGATAATAGTACTAATTTAGGTCTTGATACCATGGGCTCTTTTTCTATGACCAATAATAATGTTACTGCTGATACATTTCGTACTAAAGGTACATTTTCTGCTAGTTTTAATGGTTCGAGTTCATATATTATAGGTACAGGTGTTAATTTAGATAATAAAAGTTATAGTATTTCGTGGTGGAGTTATTGTACAAATTTAAATGATGTAGCAATATATACACGTTATGATACAAGTACATATCCTGTAAGAGGTACACTTCATATTATATATAGAAGTAGTACTGCTTTTTCATTTGCATATTTTGCAGATGATTTAGATATAAATATTACAACATCTGAACATCTTAATAAATGGGTATTTTTTACTTTAACTTTCGATACAGGTAATAATAATAGGAAAAACATCTATATAAATGGTACATTGAGAGCATCAGTAAATGCTGGAGGTGCATTATCATCTCCAAATCAGAATTATAATATAGGTAGAGGTTTTTCGGGTGCTAATTATTTTCCCGGAAAAATAGATGATTTTAGAATATATGCAAGTAGAGTATTAACACCAGAACAGATCACCGAATTATATAGAGGTCGTGTGGAAATATATCAATTTCCATCAAGTGGAGGAAGTGGTGGAGGTGGAAGTACTATAATACAACAAGGTGCTGTTGGTGGTAATAAATGGAATGCAACTTATTCGTATGTTAATAGTGGTTCTAATGGAACAACGTTACGAGGCGGGAATGGTGGTTCTTCAATTAATGGTGGTTATATTGAAACTATAACCGGTAATAATTTAATTATGGGAATTGGTGGAAATGGTGCTACATCTAATTCTGTTTCAATTTTAAAAACTTATTATGGCAGTGGAGGCGACGGTAATGGAGGGTTAGGTACACAAGGTATTGTTATTATTAAAGTGCCATTAAATATAATTAAAACAAAATTCGATGGATATATTAATTATAGCAATGTTGAAAATCCTCCATATATTAATGATTTAATTAATTCTAAAAATTTTATAGACGTTGGCTATTACAATCAAGTTAATTTTCCATTAGCAAATATTTCAATGGCAAACGAATGGTTTATTTATAAAGGAACTGCCCCTACAAACACGGATAATTCATTAATTTTTTGGCATTTAACTTCTAATATAAATAGTAAATGGTGGTTTAATGGTACAATTGCAAATACTAATAATGAAATTTCGGATGAAAGAGTTAAAAAAGAAATTTCTAATATTTCAAATCCTTTAGAAAAATTAATGTTATTGGAACCAAAAGAATATATGCTTTGTGATGATAAAAATTACTTAAAAAAATATGGAATAATAGCTCAAGATGTCCAACGTACATTGCCTGAATTTGTTTACACTGATAATGATTATATTGCTAATATTTATACAGCTGCAATGTACATTGAAGAATTGATAAATGATAATTATACTTATAAATTGCAAACAATAATTAATATAAGTAGTTTAATAAATATAAATGACGAATTAAAACTTTTATTAGATAATAATAAAAATACAGAAATAATTATCGAAGATTTACCTTATCATAATAGATATAAAAAACGGTTTGTAATTGTAAAATCTATTATAGATAATTATACAATAGAAATAACAGAAAAAATAGAATGCACAGAAATAGAAAAAATAAATATATTTATATATGGGAAAAAAGTAAATGATTTCTTAAAATTAGATTATTCTTCTTTATATTCATTGAATATACAATGCTGTAAGGAATTATATAATCTAATTAATAAACAACAATTGCTAATTGATAATATTGAAAATAAAATATTTAATTAATATAAAATGAGTAAAAATTACCCTATTTTGAAAAATATAGATGGTAATATAATTAATCCTACCGCATGGTATCAATTTGATGATGTTAGTAATTTAGGCGCAGATACATTAAATAGATATTCAATGATAAATGTCAATGCGGCAAATGATACTAATTCAGTTAAAGGAGAATATTCTGTAAAATTTAATGGTTCATCATATTTAAAAGGCACAGGTGTCAATTTAGATAATAAAAGTTTTAGTATTTCATGGTGGAGTTATGCTACAAATTTAAATGATGTAGCAATATATTCACGATATGATACAAGTACATATCCTGTAAGAGGTACACTTCATATTGTATATAGAAATAGTACAACTTTTTCATTCGCATTTTTTGGCGATGATTTAGATACGAATATCACAACATCTGAACATCTTAATAAATGGGTATTTTTTACTTTAACTTTCGATGCACGTAATAATAAAAAAAACATTTATATAAATGGTACATTAAAAGCATCAGCAAATGCAAAAGGAACATTATCATCTCCAAATCAAAATTATAATATAGGTAGAGGTTTTGGGGCGGCTAACTATTTTATGGGCAATATTGATGATTTTAGAATATATTCTGATTTAGTATTAACACAAGAACAAATTTTAACATTATATAATCCTGTATCTTTTTCGTCGCGCGATAATATGCAAATAGATGAAACCGCGGCGATTGTAAGTAATATAGAATTAATACAATATCCTTCTACGTTTCCAAATCAAGATAGTATTAGTAATGTAATAACGGAAAGAGCGAGCGATGGTTCAATATATTATATGCAAACATTTAAAATAAATAATTCTTTATATACAATAAAATTTTCATCTTATAATGAAAGTTATAATAAAGCAACGCCTTTATATTTATTCGATAAAAATACGAATAATTCATTTTTATCTACAAATAATGGTGGAAGTTTTGCGAATTTTCGAGATTCGCGATATGATATAAATACTGGTAATTATCAAGGTATTAAGAAATATAGAGAAAATTTAGGCGAATGGGTTGCAATTATATTTCCTGATCAATTTGTATTAAAACAATATGGATTTATTGCTAAGAAAGGTTTTGAAAATTGTGCTCCAGGAAGATGGAGTTTATATGCGGATATGGAAAACCCACAATTAATTGATACAAATAATATACGATTATCGAATGTTGATTATTCGAAATCTAATTCTCCGAGCACATATATAAAACAAATTCTTACAAATACCGTTAAAACGAATTCATATGTATTTGTATTTCATGCGACAGCAAAATCTGATTTAAATCAAGATCAAGGAAATAAAATAAATTTCATTGAAATTTTATTATACGGGTTGCCTATAAATACAGTATTGATTTAAATTTTAATTTTATTTTAATAAAATAAATATGGATACATCTATTTTAACATTCGATCCTTTATTGATGTCTTCAATTATATTAATGCAAATAGGTGCAAAACACTTGGATTTAGAATTAACTGAATTTCAGAAGAAGTTATTGAAAAATAATATAGTTCAAGCAATTATTTTATTTGGAATTATATATATACCCGTGAGAAATATTTTTAAAACATTTATAATTGTTTGTTTAATTTATTTAATAATTCATGTTTTATTAAATGAAAATCATAAATATAATTTATTTTCTAAACATTGGTTATATACGGAAGGTGTCATAAAAGATTATAATAATATTAAAGAAAAATATTATAAAAATATTTCAATGCTTCATTTATAAATGAATTTTATTATTTTTATTTTAAAAATTAAAAAATGATTTTTATATTTAAAATTAACTTTATAATTAATAGGTATGTCAATTTATGCGGAATTATCTTATAATGATCAAAAAGTTGAAATTCAAGAGGTAAAAGGTATTCAATTTAGTATTTTAAGTCCTGAAGAAATTATTAAACGTTCGGTTGTTAAGATTACTAAAACAGATACTTATGCTGGCAATGAACCTGTGATTGGTGGTTTATTCGATTCGCGTATGGGCGTACTTGAACATAATAAAGTTTGTTCGACTTGTGAACAAAAAAATGTATTCTGTCCGGGGCATTTTGGACATATTGAACTTGCAAAACCCGTATTTCATGCAATGTTTTTCGATATTACTAAAAAAATTCTCAAATGTACTTGTTATAGATGTTCTCGTATGTTAATTTCACCGCATACACAACACGAAGATTTAAAGAACGATATGGCTAAAATTTTAAATATCAAAAATAATCAAAAGCGATGGGAAGCGTATTTTAAGTTATGTAATACAACAACTAAAATTAAGATGTGTGGTGATGATAAACACATTGGATGTGGCGCTAGACAACCTGATAAATATAATAAAGAAGCTGCAATGAAAATTAATGCGGAATGGAAAGATAAATCTAAAGAAACATCGACACAATTAGAATTTACTGCAGAAGATGTATTGCGAATTTTTAAAAGAATTACGGATGAAGATATGGAAGTTATGGGTTTTAATCCAAAATGGAATAGACCCGAATGGATGATTTGTACCGTTCTACCTGTTCCGCCTCCCGCAGTACGTCCAAGTATTATTGAAGAAAATGGACAACGCAGAGAAGACGATTTAACACATAAATTAAGTGATATCGTAAAGACTAATAATAATATTATTGATAAAATTAATAAAGGTGCTAATGAAGATACTATTAAAATTATCACAATGGTACTTCAATATCATATTTTCACATTCATTGATAATCAAATTCCCGGATTAGCGCCATCGCAACAGCGAAATGGACGTAAATTAAAATCAATTTGTGATAGAATGCGTAAGAAAGATGGAAGAATTAGAGGAAATTTAAATGGAAAGCGTGTAGATCAATCGGCGCGTTCAGTAATTACACCAGACCCTTATATTAGTATTGATGAATTAGGTGTACCAATTAGAGTTGCATTAAATATTACATTTCAAGAAGTTGTGAATGAATATAATATTGAAGAAATGAAGAAACTTATATTAAACGGACCCGATACATTTCCGGGTGCGAAATATGTTAAGAAAGCGAATGATATGATTACTATCAATCTTAAATATGCAGAACTTACCAAGATTGCAAATGAAATTAAATATGGAGATGTTGTGCATCGTCATTTAAATAATGGAGATTATGTATTATTCAATCGTCAACCATCTTTACATAAAATGAGTATGATGTGTCATAAAGTTATTATTATGCCTTATCAAACATTTAGATTGAATGTTTTAGATACACCACCATATAATGCAGATTTCGATGGAGATGAAATGAATCTTCATTGTCCACAGAATATTCAAACGATGAGTGAATTGAAAGATTTAGCCGCAGTGCCTTATTTAATTTTAGCACCTCGCGATGGTAAACCAAGTATTGAAGTAGTACAAGATACATTGGTTGGATCATTTAGATTAACAAAAGATTATACGATTGTGAATGATAAACAAATGGCAAATCTTCAGATGTGCAACAGTTATTTTAAAGGAAAATTAAATAAACCGAGCAAGGATTATACATATACAGGCAGAGAGTTATTTTCAGAAATCTTGCCACCATCATTGTTTATTGAAGAAAAAAATAAAGCAGGTGAGAAAGTAGTTATTTATAATAGTGTATTAACACAAGGAAATTTAGATAAAGCTGTATTTCATAATATCACAAATGGATTAATTCCTGTCATCTATCATGATTATGGTCCCATTGAGATTAAGAAATTCTTAGATAATACACAAAGATTAGTATGTAGATGGCTATTGACAGCTGGATTTAGTATTGGAATTAGTGATTTAGTAACTGATAAAAATACTGATAGCGAACTTAATAGTAAAATCAAGGAAATGAAAGCGAGTGCGTATAAGAAACTCGAAGATATGAGAAAAGGAGATTTAGAAAATAATAGTATCTTTAATAATGAAGATTTTCTAGAAAGAGAATTAATTGGAATTTTAAATCAAACTACAAATGAAGTTGCAAAGATCAGTCTTGCAGAAATTGATGAGAAAACAAATAGAATGTTTAACATGGTTAAATCAGGTTCGAAAGGCAAAGAAACGAATATTGCCCAAATTATGGCTTGTGTAGGACAACAAAATGTAGACGGTAAACGTATTGCATATGGATTTACTGATAGAACATTACCACATTATACTAAATATGATGACGGTCCAGAAGCACGGGGTTTCGTTGAGAATAGTTTCATTGCGGGATTATCTCCACAAGAGGTATTCTTTCATGCAATGGGTGGTCGCGAAGGTCTCATTGATACTGCTGTTAAATCGGTAACAGGAGATACGCCGATTATTATTATTGAAGATGGAAAATGCAAAACAATTAATATTGGAGATTGGATTGATACTAAACTTGATAATCCTTTAAATAAATCTGATATTGAAATTTCAGGAGCAGACCAAATGAATTTAGAATTTCTAAAATTGACAAATAAAGTATATATTCCTACATGTACAAATGATGGAATAACATCTTGGGCTGAATTGACAGCAGTTACACGCCATGATCCAGGAGAAATTTTATATAAAATTACAACAAGTGGAGGAAAAGAAGTAATTATTCCTAATTCTAAAACACTTTTAATTTGGAATGGTAAGGAATTTAATGGAGTTAAAACAGAAGATGTTAAAGTTGGACAATATGTTCCATCGAATGTTAATTTACAAAAACCTCCAATTATTTATAAAGAAATCGATATGGCTGAATATTTTCCAAAAAAAGACTATATTCATGGTACTGAAATGATTTTAGCAAAAAAATTATATTTGGAAGAAATTGCAAAAGTAGAAGCTATGGGTAAAAATAAAATTACAAGAGGATGGTATGAAAAAAATAATGGAAAAACATTTACAATTCCTTATGACAATGTAATTAGATTTGCAAGAGCCGCAATTAGTGGTAGATCTAATACAGATAATATTAGAAATGGTGGTATTTATCCATTTAAAGCAACAAGATGTCATAGTTTTATTCCAAGTAAATTTGAATTAAATAGAGAAAATGGTAGATTTATTGGATTATTTATTGCAGACGGCAATGCTAGAGATTTTGAAGGTAGTGTTGCTATTACTAAAGAAGAACCAACAGTAATAGAATTTGTAAAAAAATGGTTTGACAAATATGAAATTACATATAGAATTACTACTAAAGAAGTTAAACAAAATGATAAAGGATTACTTGTAGGTAAATCTACAACAATTATAGGCAATAGTTCATTATTAGCAAGATTTTTAGATGCATTTGTAGGTACAAATTGTTATAATAAACATATACCAGATGTAGCATTTACAGCCCCCGAAGAATTTATTATTGGATTATTAGACGGTTATTTCTCAGGGGATGGTAGTGTTGCCGAAGATGGTGGAATTACTGCATGTTCTGCAAATAAACAATTAATAGCAGGTATTAATTTATTATGTAATTATTTAGGAATATTTGGAAAAATATCTAATGGTAGAGCAACAACAACTAATTTAAATACTAATATTAATGATCTTGCAACAATACACAAAATTAGTATTCGTGCCCAATGGGCTAAATTATTTTCTGAAAAGATAACACTATTAAATAACTCTAAAAATGAAAAATTAGCAATTAATTTAACAAGAACTAATTTACATAAAAATTTTAATCAACATAATGATGTTGTATTAGATGAAATTAAGAATATTGAAATTCTAAATGATGAACAAAAAGTTAATTATAAGAAACTATATGATGTAACTGTACCATCAACTATTAATTTCATGTTAGGAAACGGGCTACATAATATTGATACTTCAGAAACCGGGTATGTCCAGAGGAGATTAGTAAAAGCGATGGAGGATGCAAAAATATATTACGACAATACTGTGAGAAATGCTTCAGGAACTGTAATTCAGTTTATTTATGGAGAAGATGGGATGGACGGATGTAAAATAGAAAATCAGTTTATTCCAACGATTGAGATGACATATTTAAAGATGGAAGAGGAGTATAATTTAACAGAAACGGATAAAATCAATATATATTTAACGGAAGAAGCGAATAAGGAAATAACATTAGATACATATAAACGTTGTTCTAAACATTTCGAAGAATTATTGGAAGATAAGATGTTTATTATTACAAAAGTGAATAAGAATAAAAAGAATAGCAAAATTACTTATCCAATTCCATTTAATCGTTTAATAAATACTGCAGTTAAGCGAAGAAATACGACTGAAATCACTGGTACATTAACGGATCTTACACCTGATTATATTTTAAATAAGATCGATAAGATGATCGAAGATTTATATGTAAAAGACACTGTACAAGGCATGATATTCTTCCATATTTTATTGAGATGCAATTTATCACCAAAGAAACTAATTATTAAACATAATTTTACGAAAGCAATGTTCGATTGGCTTGTAAATCAAATTTATGAATATTTCAACGAAGCATTAGCACAACCAAGTGAAATGGTTGGAGTAATTGCTGCACAAACAATTGGAGAAATGGGTACACAGATGACATTGGATTCGTTCCACGTTTCAGGTACAGCTGCTGCGGTTAAAGCTACAAGTGGTGTGCCTCGATTAAAAGAAATTTTAAGTGCAACAAAGAAAACTAAAACTCCTACATTGATTATTTATATGAAACCTGATGTAGCATCAGTTATTAATCCGATTATGGCAGAAGATGGTGTAGATTATAATGATGATAGAATTGATAAAACGAAATTAATTGCAATGAATGTTAAAAATAGTATTGAAATTACTAAATTATCGGATATTCTCGAATATAGTGAAATCTACTGGGATACAGAGCAATTCGACAAATTAAATGATAAGGATAAAGGAATATTAGAAATCTATAATAAATTCAAACCATTATATGAAACTATTAATAAGAATTTCAGTAAATCCCCATGGGTATTGCGAATGAAATTTAATAAAGAAAAAATGGTATCATTCGGATTAAGAATGATAGATATTTATACTAAATTAAATAAGACTTATAATAAATACATTGATTGTGTATACAGTGATGATAATGCGGATGAATGTATATTTAGAATTCGATTAACTGAATTTGCATGTAAAGATATTGAAAATAAGGATGAAATTGCCGCGATTAAAGCAATGGAACATAATATAGTTTATCAGGTATTATTGAAAGGATACAAGGGAATTAATAAAGTATCATTGAATAAAAAGAAATATGAATTATATAATGAAGATAACGGTACATTCGATAAAGTTGTAGAATGGGTATTAGATACCGATGGTACAAATTTAATGGAGATATTATCAAATCCAAATATTGATGCAACTAGAACTATCTCAAATGATATTCGAGAAATTTATAGTGTACTAGGGGTTGAAGCTGCAAGAAATGCATTATATCACGAGCTTGTTAATGTTACTGGAGAAGGTTCAATGAATTATCGACATTTATCATTATTAATAGATACAATGACATATCGAGGTAGTTTAATGTCGATTGATAGACATGGTATTAATAGAAATTCGAGCAGTGCATTAAGTAAATCATCATTTGAAGAAAGTGTAGATATGTTAATCAATGCAAGCATCTTTTCAGAATATGATAATACTACAGGTATTTCGCCACAAGTAATGTTAGGTAAAGTGCCAAATTGCGGATCTGGAAACTTCGATATTATTTTAGATGAAGAATATATGATGGAATTATTAAAGAACAACAAGATCACAAAGAAAACCGATAAATATACACTGGACGAAATTAATGAAGAAGAAGAGGAAATTGAAGACTGTGTTGAAGAAAATATAACATTTAACTTTAATCTAAAAACAAAAGACGAATGTTTCAATCTAAATAGCAAACAAGATTTCAAAATTATCTAAAATATATTCAACAATTGAATATACTAATTCGAACGATATACGTTTCCTCGCAATATCTTTACTTTCTCTATAATTAGTTAAAAACAATGAATTATATTTTTTTCTGTGATCTTCTAAAAAATCATTGATTTTTTCTATTATCATTTTTTGTTTTTCAATATCAATTGGAGGATCTATGATTAAAGTTGCATACGTTCGTGCAGATTGATTTGGCGTGTTATCGATATAAATATCTTTGTCTTCAACAAATGATAAAGATATTTTATTGTTATTATTATCATCAATACATTTAACAAGAATATTTGTATTAAGTTTATCTAAATTTTTTTTAGTCAATCTAGTAATTTTATATTTATTTTTTAATTTTAAATTATAAATTTCTCCACCAATCATATAATTATTATCATCATTTAATTCGGTTTTTATATTTATCTTAGAAGGATATACATAAATATTTAAATAGTTTTTTTTATTTTTCTTCAATTCAAATTGAAAAGAACAAATCGTATAAGTTGTGTCGTCAAATACCGGTTCTTCAAAAATATTTAATAGAAGAATATCATATATTTTCAGAAAAGCCTTGCGTAATTTTATATCCGCATTTCGAATTGATGACCAGAAATTCAGAGGAACTATAAGTATACCACCTATACAAATATTGGTTAGTAATTCTTTAATTAGACATTTATATAAATCATTTACATCATATTTATCAAATAAATATTTGTCATCGCATTTATTTCTTGCCAAATAAGGTGGATTTGTTATTAAATATTTATTATTATAATTAGGAGGTTCTTTTATTGTATCTTTTTGTATTATATGATTATTTTTAGGTTCTATATCATAATATTCAATATTATAATTTTTATTTTTATCTTTTTCGATAAAATTGATTAAATCACAATTGCCTGCAAACGGTTCAATTATATCTATTATTCCATCAGGAATTATCATATTTTGTAAAATATATTCATGGTTTGTTGTATAAAATTGCCCTAATTTTTTTTTATTGTTCATGATATTTATATAATTCATTTTTTTAATTAATTATAATAAGATGAATAGCAACAATTTTTTTTGGATCATTATATTTGTTCCCATGATATTAGGTTTTATATCAGGAAAGATAGGTAAAGTAGATGAATGGTATATGAAAAAACTTAAAAAACCGCCATTGAACCCACCTAATTTCATATTTCCGATTGTATGGAGTATATTATATTTATTAATGGGTATTTCATACTATTATGGATTATATGATAAATCATATATATATTGGACAATTCCAATTATCCATTTAATATTAAACTTTAGTTATAGTCCAATCTTCTTTTATTTTAAAAAGATTTTGGCAGCGGCAATAATAACAACATTAATATTAATAACAGCATTAATGGTAATGTATCAATTTTATTATTATTCAGAATATAAAATTGCCGCATATTTATTAATCCCATATATTTTTTGGTTATTATTTGCAAATTATCTTGCGTGGTCTATTTATTTTATAAATAAATAATAAATCATGTGTTGGAATGCAGAAGTCTCTTTAAATACATTTTTATATGGACTTGTATCGGCTATAGTCGTATATACACTAAACATTGTGCCTAGTTATATCATATTAATATTGATGTCAATAACATCGATGCAATTATTAGAATATTTTGCATGGACTTATATTGATAATGAAAAAATAAATAAAATGTTAAGTATTATTGGATTACATATAATATTTTTACAAATATTTTTGGTGAATTATTATGGTTCCGAAGAAAAATATAGAAAATATTTATTATCGACAATAATTATATTATATATATTATTTGTTCTAATTGAATTTAAAAATATAAATTTTCGGATGTCGAAAGCAGAGAATGGTCATTTAAGATGGCATTGGTTAGATTTGCCTATCCCATGGATAATTATAGGATTATTATGTTATATAATACCATCATTATTTACAAAAAATCTTTATGGATTTTATTTTATAATCATACCATTGAGCATAAGTTTATACACTTATTATAGATATTCAACATGGGGGTCGATGTGGTGTTATTTAAGTAATTTTGCATGGTTATTTATATTAATACATTTTTTCATTACCAGAAATTATAATAAATAATAATATGAGAATGAATTATTGTCCATTTAAGCAATTTTCGGATATCTTAGGAAAGCCAAATGAAGGCGCTCATTCATATCGAATATTCAATATCGCAATCGTAGATGTCATATTGACAGTAATAGGTGCTATGATTTTAAGTTATGTATTTAATATCAATTTCTTGTTAATATTAATATTATTATTCTTATTAGGAATAGTTTTACATCGTTTATTTTGTGTAAATACGACAATCAATAAGTCGATATTTGGTTTCGTAGATTAAAAAATGATATTATCATAATAAAATATTTTATATATAAATGCAAAACATAAATTGTGATCTAATTAAATATTTCGAAAAAATAGAAATGTGTATAAAAAATATATTATTACGACCAGAAAAAGATGTATTAACCTATGATATTTTAGATACAGAAAAAACAAAAATAAATAAAATAATAGCATTGAAAGAAAAACAGCGCCAAATGAAAATTGGTGAAATTTGGCAAGAAGTTTTAGGAAATTATGATGATTGCATAGATTTAAAAATTGGTCATGAAACAGGGCTAGATATAATATCACATGCGAGAAAATTTGCAATTGAATTAAAAAATAGAACAAATACAGATAATTCATCATCAAAAAAAGCAAATTTCGATAAATTAGCTACATTTAAAAAAAATAATCCTGATTATAAATGTATTTATGCAAATATAAATGCTGCGACTGAAAAAACTACATTACAAGGTTCTATAAAAACAATAATACATAACGATGTTGAAATTGAAATATATACAGGTTATAAATTTCTTAATTTTATATTAGGAGATGATAGAAATGCTATTATAGAATTTGTTAAAAATACAATTGATAAATATATATAAATTTTTATAAAATCTCTATTAGCGATTGACCCATATATGTTGCTAAATTAACAGGGACAGCATTCCCAATTTGTTTATATTGTGAACTCATACTACCAATAAATATATAATCGTCGGCAAATGTTTGTATTCTAGCATATTCACGTATTGTTAATGGTCTTTCTTCTAACGGATGACATCGTTCTGTTTGTTTTTGCGACGGTGTACATAATAATGTTAAACATGGTTTTTCCATAGATAAGCGATATAATATGCCTCTTTTTCCTCCACCAGAATTATAACTATTTCCCAAATATTCTTTTCGCAAATTTTCGGGTAAATTAATCCAACATCCTCCTTGTGGTATAATTTTAAATAATGCTTTTTTTTCTTCATTATAAGTTGCACCATTAGAAAATTGTACATCATATAAAACATCTTTTAATACAGTTTTCATTAAACTTTCTTTAGGAAATTCATAAGAATGATTTATGGTATTCAGTATTCCAATAATAAATACTCTTTCTCTTTTTTGTGGAACATCATATTTAGATGCATC